TCATAATTTTGGTAAAAAAAGAGAGGTGTTTCCCACGCACCTCTCGGAAAAAACATTCACTATGAAAACTAAGTAAATTTAAACAAACACTTACTTATGACAGAGGGCACTCCTTCTAAATGGAGATCTTTTGTACTCCCTCCGCAATAGTATAGCAAAGTTTGGATTAGGTGTCAAGCATAGGAGTGAAGAGATTTGAACTCTTACGACCACATGGTCAACAGATTTTAAGTCTGGTGCGTCTACCGATTTCGCCACACTCCCAATCGCTTTTTCAATGCTTGCAACCTTTTTTGGGCAGCACGAAGTGCTTGAGGTTTAAGGTGTCTTTTCTTCTCCTTTTTTGAGTGGTGTTGCCAATTTGGTATTTTCATCTTTTTTTAACTCCTTCATATATTCTTCTCTACCATCTTTGGTAAAAACTTTCTTTTCATAATCAAAGTAAGGGTGTGGTGCAGCAGAAACTACTGGATCTTTTGTTTTGTTTTTAATAACAATAAACCTATCAGCAGCAAATGTTCCCGCTAATTGAACTACAACTTCATCAGTATCTTTCCAGTTGACAGTGCCATCCTTTTTGGTATGTAGCATTGCTTCTTGAATTTGGTCAATTAGTTCTTGAGTTAGTTTCATTTCTTTTTAAAGACTCCTATTTTTGCGAGGAGATATACTGATAGTATAGTCCAGAACACAACTTCTAATCCTATATTATTCATTGTTGTTGTTGCTCCATAAATTGTTTCTTAAACTCTTCAACTTGATCAACAACTTCATCTGATAAAGGAGGACCTGATTGTACAATTGGTGACATTAAGACGGCTTTACCATCTTCACGTTCAATTCGCCAGATGACTCGATTACGTTCGCACATATTCACTAAGAATTCTAGATGTTCACTAGCTTCTTGAAAAGTGCAGTTAATAGGTGGGTTCATTCTTTTTCAGAAAAACAATAAGTTACCAACTCTGAAGGCACATCATTTTGGATATTGGTTACTGTTTCCAAAAATCCATCAGCACCTTTTTTAGTCCATTGCCATTCGATAGTGTCGTCATAACCATCACTATCTACGATCTTTACTGATCTACGAGAAAAGTTAATGAATACTTGTTCAATGTAGATTCCTGGTTCGTAGTAATCCTTTTTCATTTGATTCTCGTTTACCTCAATATTATAGTGTATCAAAGATCAAGTGTCAAGGATTAGTTTAGGAATATGCTTGCTGCGGTCAGTTTCATAACTGCACCTGCTGTTAGGTTCATTGCAGCACCTGCGACTATAGAGGTGGCAGTAGAAGAGTTCATTGCAATAGCACCTGCAGCAACGTTAACATTAAATAAACCTGTTACAACGTTATTATTATATCCTGTTGCACCAGAAGTAACAGATATAGGACCTGCAGGATTAGCAACAATATATCTTGGAATTGCATCAGCAGCAGAACCTGCTGGTGTCATGACAGTTTCACAAGAACCTCCAATTTTTCTAATAATACCTGCTTTAACTTTAGGAATAGGTGATGGTGGGAAGTTAATAGTCTCAAATAATGTAGTTGTTGCAAGGGTGATAGAGTTATCGGCAGACATAATAATTTCACCACCACTCATAGTTTGTTGTGTTGAAGAGTTTTCAAAAATACTACCAGTAATCTTACTTGCTGTAGTTCCAATATTACATTCAGCACCTTGTAGTTCAAACTTAGCACCAACAACAGCCATATCAACATCAGATCCAAACTTAATGCTGTGTTTTTGAATCTTTTCATTAGTTTTCTCACCCTTTTTATCAACAATCTTAGGTGCACCTTCAGCATCAAGGAAGAAACCACCACCAACTTCAATATGACAATCACCAGTAACTTTTAAATGATAGTCACCAGAAATATTACGAACATAATCTCCTTCAATTTGCTTACAATCATCACCATTTACTTCACATGTATAATTACCAGCATAACTAGAATGATTTGCTACTAGAGCAGCATCATCATTATTATCTTTAGTTTGATTTTTGATATATTCAGCGTACTGAATTTCTAAATCAGCATCAGATAAGTTTGGTTTCTCTTTCCTTTTTGCTTTTAACCATTCATACTTAGCGTGTTCTTTGTTATTAAGTTTTACTGCAATGTGTGTAGTTCCGTTATTATCTGTTTTTTGTGTTGCTTCTCTACCTGGTGTTGCAACATATAGTTCGTATGCACCATTTATCCAAGTTGTAGCAGCACTTAAATATGGATCTGCTTGATTAAAAATGTTAGTAATTAAACCACCATTAGCATCATTCTCACCACACTTACCTCTATCACGTCCTCTAACTGCATTAATAGTTGCTAACTCCTCAGGAGTACAACTTGTAACACCATATAAAGGATAGAAACCTTTAGTATTATTACCACCATTGATCGGTCTATTACAATTACCACCAATAAATTTAAGGAACAGTGACATTAAACCAGTTAGGTTTAAATTTTGTTTGAATAAATCAACACCAGCTTCAAAAAGTTCAGTTCCCTTTTCCCATATTTCCATAATTTGTAATGCTGCACCACCAATGCTTTGGAGCATAGCCTTTACATCAGTGATAATACCGATTGCAAAATTAGCAATCTTTTCAACTTGACAAACAACACTATCAATCACATCATTAACAGCATTTTGGATGGATAATACTTTGTCTATAATACCATCTGCAAAACCCTCAATACTAGCCATAAATGCATCAATAGGAGCTTGAATGTAATCAAGTAATCTTCCGTCAATAATACATAATTGTTTTAAAATTGTAGTAACTGCTGACGTAATCATAGCAAAAGTGGTAAATGGAATACCAGTAGCACCTGCTAATAAATTACCAATTTTTAATTTATCTGCTAATTTATGGAGAGATTCTCTAATAGCACTAATAACTTGAGTGAATATACCACCTAAAAAGTTTTGTAGTTCTGCTGTAAGTTCTTTGAGAGTTACAAGTTTACCAGTAATCATATCGATAAACTCATCAGGTTTATCAGTTTTTACTAAGAGACCAATTCTATTTGCAATTTTTTCAATAATATAAGATAAACTATACTCTAATGATCCCCACGGTCCTTTAACACCATTAGCAACGGAAATAGGTTTTTCTACATCTACAGGTTTTATTGGATTACCTACACCACCACCAATACCTGTAGCAGTACCAATATTCTTAGGAGATCCAGTTCCACCAACATCACAAGTTTTATTACCAGGCATACAAACTATATTACTATCACCCTGTCTGTTATATCCCTCTTCTTTCTCGCTTACTAATCCTCCATTTGGATCTAAAATACTTTTAGTAGCATGGTTTACACCAAGACCCTCTTCAAATTTTTCACCTGTAAAAGCAAATCTTTGAGAACTTTTAGTATCTGTTGATTTTGTTACACGCAAAACACCAATAACTATAGGCATTTGTGCGTTTTCACCATCCATAAAGAATCCCATAACGATAGCACCAGGCTGAAGTTGTCCAGAACTCTCACCTTGACCATCATTACCTGGTTGTGATGTATGTTGTAATACAGTTGCCCAAGGTAGTTTGTCAGTAGGAAGATCAGATGTAGTTCCTCCTTGTACATTGGTATAATATCCAAGCACACGAACTTTGACCCTACCAAGTTCCATAGGATCTTCATTATCTTCTACTTCTCCAACCCACCAGAAAAAACCGTCCTTTCCAACGAAATTTACCGTAGGTTCACCTACAATACCATCAATGTTTGCTGCCATTACTTCAAGACATTTTTTTATTATTTAGCAAGTCTAGTGAATCGATAGAAATGGTCGGTACCCCAAATTAGGTTGCCTTCCTTGTCTCTTCCTTGATCTGCACTATGTAACTTATCTCCATATAATACCATATGTGAACTAATTATAGCACCACCTATGACACATTGTCCTTCAGCAAATAATCTTCCTTCCCACCTGTTATCAAATTGAACGAATAACATATCACATCCCTGTCTCTTCGTTCCATCTTCACTATAGTTTTCCATTAAAAAAGAGTCCCCCCTTATAAGAGACATTTTATGTCTCCCACTTCTATAAGGTTTGTTAGGACCCTCTTTTCTGTAATAATTTTTTGACTTATACCAAATTTGATCTACATCACTATAGTCTATACTCCACTCTAGTTCTACTGAAGCAAATCCTAAAGGATTAGATTGTGCTTGATATCTATTTGTCCAGTGACCCAAAAGGGCATCATCAAAACTAATCGTCATATACTAGACACTCTGGTTCATCTGGATGCATTTCGCAGAAAAGTTCGAGTGCGTTTGGATCATGATGATCTTCTGGATGATTAGCATGATAAACTTCAAGTTCTTTCAATTCAACTTTTGCATGTCTGCGTGCTGCAGGTGATGACATTGGATTGTCTAAGATTGCTTGATCTGATTGAATGTGTTCTTCTATTGTTTTCATTTTAGTACCTCATTGATACAAAACTATTTATATTTGTAGCGTGTCTTTCATCAACTGGAGTTCAGTAGTCATGCTTCCACCAGTAGATTTATGTGCCAACGCAGCTATAATATAGCGTCCACTATACTTTTTGTCAATCTTTACGACTCCACTTTCTCTTTCATTTGAGGGAATCTTGACATTTACCCCACCACCTGCATACAAATCTAAGTTGCCAGGCACCTCAATAGTTAGCTGAACATTCTTTAGTGATTCTACACGCATCCATTGATATGCTTGTAGTTCAACTAATTGTTCATAATTTCTTTGAGGTGCATTCTTAAATTTAGGATCAAAAATTTGATTAGGTATCATCTCATATCTAACTCTCTTAGGAGTCTTTTGAACCTGTTGAATTGTAGGATCTAAAGTTACCTGAGGGTTTTGTGATAGTTTATTCAGATGTGACATTTGTTTCCAAATATCTTTCATATTATAATTGTAAGAGTCAGCAGATAAATCAGTACTTGTTCCCATTCTAGATCTAGTAATGAATACAGGATCAAATCCTACGCTATAACCTGCAAAGTTACCATTTCTTAGTCCTACTAAGTAATCTCTTTCTTTTGGAAAAGAAATACCATTGATTGTAAACTGATCAGCACCTTGATTAGAAGAGATTTTTTTAGGTTGATAGGTATAAGTGTATAAACGATAGTCAGCTAAATCACTTGATAAGTTAGTAGGGTTATCCTCTTGCTCATTAATTCTTTCAATTAAGGTATCAACAGATTTAAAATGATATCCTGCAGAATTTTCAAAGAAAGCAAAAGCATTTTGTAATTTCTTACCTGTTCCAGATTTACGAATTGCTCTTTGAGATACCCAATAAATCAAGTCAAAAGGTCTCCAATTAGGAGCTATGAAAGCCTGTTTATTCATGCTTTCTTCCAAATATAATTTTTTACCAGAATTAAGATACTGTTTACCCATTACAGTTCTGATAATTTCACTAGCCTCATTTTTATTTTTGAAAATAGTTTCTGAATTACCAAAAACATTTGTTATTTCATTTCTTGAAAACTCTTCTGATACTAAGTTAAGTAGATAAACTTCTGTATTTTGATTAGTTCTAACTCTTGATTCTATTTGATAACATCTGAATCTATATGTCCTATCAATGATAGCAGTTTTAATTTGTAAACCAAACTGTTCACTACCAGTTATTTGAGTAGCAAATAAACCAGCAGCGTCTTCTAATATTAATCTTAACTCCATACAGGCAGTTGCCATACTTTCATATAGCTCAAAACCTCTTAGGAAAGAAGCTAAGTCATCAGCACCACTTGGGGTTTGCATCTTTCTACCATCTTTATACATAAAAAGTTTGGCATCGATTTCACCAGATGTTTGACTTGAGATTGATCCTTCTTGATTTCCCAGTATTTTTTGAGAAATAGGAGTGGTAATACTACTCATGTAAATATACCTCTCAATGGATTATTAAAGGAGTTAAGAACTGCAACTGCTGTTCTAAGAACAGTTCCTGTAGTTCCTTGAACATTAGCAAATGTTCCACCACCTGCTTGAGCACCTAGTAATTGACGAATACCTGCTTCAGCAACTTGAATAAACTCACGGTTAGATCCATTAGATGATTCTACAGCAGCAAGTGCCATTTGTACAATCTCTGTAGTCTTTGCATTGATCTCTCTTCTTGCTTGGTTTCTTTGTTCTGTTACCCTTCTAACTCTTGCTTGTTCCTCATAACTTCCTTGTCCTTTACTAAACTTAGGTTTACCACTAAATAAACCCTTATTATTTGACATACCACCTTGTGTGAATCCACCACTAAACAAATCCATTAATGAAGTATTGCTAGTATCACCTCCAAACATCTCTGTTAGTTTCTCACTAAAATTAGCTTCTTTGAAAATATCAAGCATATTTGAATTAGCACCAACTATTCCAACACTAGGACGACCTAATCCTTCAGTGATATTTTTAGTATCCTTAGTAAACATGAAAGATTTACCAGTTTTAAAAGGTGAAAGTATAGGAGTTTTACCAGAACCTACACCAACATAATCAAAATGACCACTACCAGGACCTTGAGAATACTTGTATTTCCACCCATATTTAATACCATTCTTCAACATCCACTTGTAGGTAGAACCAGAAACATCAAGTCCTTCACCATATAAATGTACTGAATTTTCATGTCCACCAACTTTAGCATTATGTTTGATACTCCTACCACTACTTGCCACATCAGCACCAGTGACCTGACCTTTTGAGTCTGATATCATTTGCATAAATTGTGCAGCAGCAGGTTGAGATAAGACTACAGGACGACCCATAGAATCAGTGACTCCCTTGATACCCCATCCTGTAGCAGTATCTCTATGACTTGCAGGAATGACTGTAAGATTTCCAAGATTAGATGATACTACTCTACCTTTGTTCTCTACAACTTTTTGATTGAAAAGATCCAGTTCAGATGCACCTGCAGGTCCAGCACCTAGAAGCATATTAAAGATAGGTGCAAAACCAAAATTTTGTTTGTTTTGATCAGAACCAGCAGGAGGAACA